AGGGAATTTGACTTCCTCTCCGACCTCAAACGTATTCGTGCCGAGCTTGACTTGGAGCGCATGACTACCCCTTCGAGCTGGCTGTCGTCTCTTGGCGAAAGTCATTCCGGCCATAACGACCCCAGGAGCGATAGGATTAATCGGAAGCTGACCGCCTTCGATGCCGAACTCGACCTATTGGCGGGAGTGATTGAGAGCTGTGACTCCTACCGGGCAAAGGAGAGGCCCGGCGGGTGAGTGCCGGGCCTGGGGGGAAGGAAAGGTGGAGCGTTACAGGAGCCCATCTTCCTGAAGGTGTTCGTTGCAAAGCAGGCAATACCAGGACGCGCTACCGATGGGCTCTACGCCGTCCCAGTGTCGAATGTTTAGACTTTGCAAAATCATGTGGTGTCCCTCTGGGCAGATTCGCTCAAAGTAGGATTCGGGCAAATACCCAGTTCGCTCGACATAATCTAAGACGCTTTCATCTTTGCCTTGTCGAGTATCCGACAGCCCAATCTCGCCGTATTTCAGACCCATCACTTCTCCCCTCCTTTCAAGGCTTCCTTCCGGTTTCTCGCCTTGGCCTCACCACCCAGCCTACCGGCCTCGCGCCTCTGCTGCCGGTAACCTTCTTCGCCCAGGCGCTTCTTCTGCGCGGCGTTCGATAGCCGCGCCATTTCCTGAGCGGCTGGGTTAGTCATGGACAGCCCCGAACGTTGGCGATTCGATAGACCTGATGGCCTCAAGGATGCCATCCCTGCGGCCGCGCCAATACTCCCTGTTGCCATAAGGACCCCACTCCCCCCCCATGCGCGTCTCGTCCAGGGCAGCCAAATCCTTCAGGGTAGTTAGCTTCGCTTTCAGTCCCGTCTTCATTTTTGGATTCTCCTTTCCTGATTCCTTCCGCCCTGCGCCCCGTGAGGCGCAGGAGCAAGAAACCTCTAAGCGGACTCCAATACTAGGGTTCGTGTTCGCTGGTCAACGTGCCTTGCAAAGCCGAAGCTGATTCCCAGCTCAGGAACAGCTACCCGATAGGTTCCGGCCAGCAGGTAAACATGCTTTACCCTGCCCTTGAACGGCCCGCCGTGTACCGGGTGGTACACGCTAATCCCATGCTTAATCAGTCTATCTGCTGTTGTCATCTCCTCTGCTCCTTCCGGCCTCCCGGCCTCTGCTTTTAGTGGTATTCGCGAACGTCAATAATGGGGTTGCGCTCGTTGTTGTATTTTCTGTGCGATAACGTTATCGCACGATTAAGATTCCTTGCGCACATCACCTTTCCAACGATCCCTCGGAAACAGGTCACCACATAGACTTTCATGCTTGCTTGCTTGCTTGCCATTTGCTTCCCCTTTCTAAATAGTACTGTACCATGCCTATGCTAGCTTGTCAAGAACTATTTTAGGCAGGCTCATTCTACTTGGGGGGAAACCTACGGAAGGGGGGTGCTATGGCTCTTATCCGTTACCCCATGTCAATACCCTATCCGTGCCTGATTTGACACCTTGACCCTTTTGTGGTACTTTCATAATCGTATCATCATGATTCTGCCTGCTACGCTCTCCCAGGGCCTTGGCTTTATCTCCAAGGCCCTTTTCCTTTTCGGAGGTAACACGAAGGAATGCCGCGCGAGCCTCTCGACGAAGCCGAGCTGCAACAACATCCCGAATGGCGCTATGGCCCTCGCTCTATTCCCTGGCCTATGCGCCATGTCTGCAAGGAAGCGCGGCCAGCGGTCGAGACTCCCAACTTCGACGCCTTCCGAGATCGTAGACGTTGTGATCTGTTCCTCCAACTTCTAGGCAAATTCTCTTCAATCCGAGGCTGAAATGGATAAAGCGCAAGAGCAAATGGCTGCAATCAAGGAGCGTATTCGCGCCGAAGTCGAGCTTCGGACAAGCGAGTTGGTGACTGCTAAACCTGGCAAAAACCTGCCGGCTGTTCCTTTTGCACCGGGGAATAAGCTATGGCAGAATCGCAAACGTGCGGGGCGTTTGCCAGGCTGGTATCGTGCTCTTAACCTCGCAGAACAGGCTGCGCCCTCTGCGATGAAGACTATTATTGAACTTGCCCAGGGCCTTCGTGTTGACCCAAAAGACCCCAGGTCGCGCTGGCTCCAGCCTCCGAATGACGACTGTGCTCGCTATGTTGTTGACCGGGTTTGTGGCAAGCCGATTCAGCCTGTTGACGTGCGGGAGGTGCTGGCGACGCTATCGCCCGACCAGGTGGAGAATTATATCAAGCAGGCTATAGGGGTGCTGGGGTATGGCAAAGAGAGTGAAACTTAACATAATAGTTATTCTCGGACGTTGTTTTGAGGCTAGACGGGTCGAATTCGGCAGGTGGGAAGCAAGCAAGCCCAACATGTAGGGGGTGGAGGGATGACTAGGGGATCGGATCGCGAGCTGTACGGCAAGGGCTACAAGTGGGACGGACGCTGTCCGAAGTGTGGAGGCCAGGAATGGGAGCAGAGGGGCTGGCAGGAAGGCTCTTCGGTTCACTGTCGGGGTTGCGGATGGTGGAGTTGCCAACATGGGAGGACGGTCCATACCTCAGAAGATATTTGGAACGGTATGGGGCTGAAGGCTAATCCCCCGGAGGGGTGCCCCCTTCTGCAATAGGGGTTTCGACGGTGGGAAATGGCCCTAGAAGGCACGCAGAGGGCCAGGACGTACAATTCCTCGTCCTGAGCCTGAGAGGTCGCGCCAATCGGTTCTAGGGCCGTTTCAGAGGGGGTCTAGGCGTGGAGGGGTTGAACTCCCTCCGAAAAGTTGTCCGACGTTGCGTTCTAAGGCATGCAGAAGCCGCGGGTCAAGGTAAAGGTCGAGGCAAGTGAAGCAAGTCTTACCCTACACAAAGGAATGCCTGGCCGCCGTCCTGATGTGGCGGGAGGAGCAGCTCCGCGGCCCGGTCAGCGTCGTGCTGGAGGGTGAGCCGTTCGTCATCCGCGGCATGGCGGAGACGGAGAGCCAACATACCTGCCTAACCGCGGAGACGAAGTTCATCATCTGGTTCGGCGGTTACCGGTGCGGCAAGACGGAGGGCCTGTCGGGCTTCGTGCTCCGTCATATGCGCGATAACCCTGGTGCGCGATGGCTGATAGCACGGCAGGCGTTCACGGACCTGCGCGATTCGACCATGCGGACGTTCTTCTCGTCCAGCCTAGGTGGGATGTGTCCCAAGGAATGGGTGGGATCATGGAAGGCCCAGGAGCGGACGTTGACGCTGAAGAACGGGTCGGAGGTGATGTTCCGCCACCTGGAGGACGTGACGGGGCTGGGGTCTATGGAGTTCGCTGGCGCATGGATAGACGAGGCCGCCGAGGTGCCCGAAGAGATTGCCACCATGCTGACCACTCGACTTACCCAGGCGAACATGAAGTCATGGCCCTTCTGCATCTCGACCAACTACTTCGGCCACAACTGGGTATGGCGGTGGGCGTACGGGCCGGAGAAGAAGTCACCCACTACGATCATCGAGACTTCGATGCTGGAGAACAGGGGGAACCTGCCAGCCGAGTATATCGAGCAGATGTTGGCGATGCCGGAGGGGTGGCAGAGAAGGCATGTATACGGAAGCCATGAAGCCTGGGAGGGGCAGGTATACGACATGTGGTCGGAGCATAACGTCTGCGATCCGTTTCCGATACCTCCCGGCTGGGCCAGGTACAGAGCTATTGATCCGGGAATTGGCACGGATACGGGGTGCGTGTGGGCGGCAGTTGATCCTCAGGGAGTCGTGTATGTTTACCGGTACTACCGAGCTGTAGCGGCCACTGTGAAGGAGCACGCGGCGGCTATCAGGGGACTAAGTGGGGGGGAACCGATCACCATGACGGTAATGGACCCGAACATGGGGGCAGATCATACGGCGGATAGCGGGAAGTCAATTCAGGCATTATATTCAGCGGCTGGGGTGACGGCGGTACTGGGGAATGACAACCTAGACCTGGGGATAGCCAAGGTGCAGCAGGCGGTACACCAGCAGACGCTAAAGGTGTTTCGCGGGCTGTGTGAGGGGGTGATAGAGGACCTGATCTCGTATCCTTGGGACGTGAAGCGCCTGGAGAAGACAGGACAGGCGAAGCCAGCACAGGGCAAGTGGCATTTGGCAGACTGTGTGCGGTACTTACTCATGGCCGATCCGTCACCCGCGATGGGGATAGTGAGGCAGCGAAGTTATGTAGACAGGAGGGGAGTCGGTGCGACAGGATACTGATTTGTGGGATAAGGCGGCATATGTTGCCAGTTCACCAACGGAACGGGAAGCACGTTTAGATGCTATGGAGCAGTGCGTTGTAAAGGCCAAGGGACACAAATCGAATACCCTTTGTTGCCAGTGTTCCGAATGTTGTGGCCGAGGCAAGAATGCGACTTCGGCTCCCGAAATGCGTGAGTATTATAAACGATGTTATGAGGAAGAAGCGTCAACAGGAGGCGTGTAGGTGCGACAGGATATTGAGTCACTTCCGCGTCCGTGGGTGGCCGATATAGGTTCGGGGTCTGATCCGTTCCCGTTGGCGAACATCCTGGTTGACCTGTACCCGGACGACAACAAGCACAGGCCAAATCACGTTGACCTGGTGCGCGACGAGCGGGTGTTCATTATTGCGGACGTACAAGCATTACCGTTTAGGGATCAGTCGTTGGACTTCGTGTTCTGTCGAGACGTGATAGAGCACGTTGATGACCCGATAAAGGCGGTTAACGAGCTATTACGCGTTGCGAAGGCGGGGATGATTCTGTGTCCTACCATGACGCGGGATTGGATGGCAAGTCAGGAAGACCCGGAGGGATGGTCAACGCACAAGTGGTGGGTACTCTATGAGAGGAAAGGGGAATTTCATTTCGAGGAACGCAAGTCGGAGTTGGGTCCGGGGGGGTTGCAGGTTGGGGCGAGCGAGTACGTGCTGGGGGCATGGGGGGGGTGTCCGATGATTGAGGAGGTTGCAGGAGGAACACCATGAAAAAGTTAGTTGACACAGAGGGATTAGTTGACAAGATTGATGGTTCGTTGGGAATGAAGTATCCGACAGTGGAGGAAATGGATTACATGGATCGGGTGGAAGCGGCCACCCCGCGTCGAGAGGGAGAGAGCGATCTCGATCATTTCATGCGGTGGTTTTCTAAATACAAGTGGGGATGGACTGGTCTTTACGGTGAAATGCCGTAATGAAAAGCGCGCCAAGTGATGGGTAAATGTGAACGCTGTGGGATTGACGGGAGGTATGTAGGAGAGGGGTTCTTTCTGCAACTCGAAGGATTACGCGTGAAATGGCCGGACGGTGGTGGACGAGATGTGTTCTACCAACTGATGACTTATGTGGGTAGGTCAGATGCTCCCAACCATCGACACCTTCACCTATGTTACGGATGCCATGCCATGATAGCCAGTGAGATTTCTCAACAAACGTCACAACTCTACGGGCAAGAGACTCTAGCGAAGGAGATCATGGAGAAAGGTGTTCTAATTCCGAAAGAAGGGTGCGATGAAACGCAAGCAACGCCAGTCGGCGATCAGCAAGAAGATTGAGCACCTGGTGCATGAAGGGGAACCGCAGAAGCAAGCCGTGGCGATGGCGATGAGCATGGGGCGGGAGCATCGGTTGACGCCGGAAGGTGGGTACATTCGCAAAGGGAGGAAGCGAAAGGCATGAAGGTAGCCATTCTGGGCGGCGGTTACATCGGGCAACAGTTGGCTGCGGCGGCAAGTAAAGCGCATCACTTTGTAGTGGTCTATGACAAGGACCCGGAGAAGTGTTTTTGGTGTAGAAGTGGGCATAAGAAAGTGCCGGTTCCCCCTATATTGGCGTGGGATCAGTTCAAGAAGGCTGACGTTTATGTGGTCTGTGTCAATACACCGATGGAGGGGCCGGAACCCGTAGAAGAGGCAGTTTCCTCTCTTCCGGGTGGTTTTCTGTTCGGGAAGGTGCTTCTTATCATCGAATCATCCGTCCCGGTGGGATTCACGGACGCGATGGTGGAGAAGTACCATCTCACGAAACGGTTCCACGTTGCCCATTCTCCCGAACGTCTCTGGCCGGGTCACGAACTAGAGTGGCCCTTGGAGTCCATACCCAAGTTGGTGGGAGGATTAGGTCGCGAAGCGGCACGAAAGGCGGCGAAATTCTACCGTTCTTTCATGCAGGCACCTGTGTTTGAGTTCTACGACCCGAAGATCACTGAATTTGCCAAACTCTACGAGAACGCACAGCGGGTAGTCAATATCGCCTGGGCGAATGAGGCGGAAGAGTTGGCGGATAAACTGGGAGTGGATTTTAACCAAGTACTGAAGGCGTGCGCCAGTAAACCTTTCGGATATTCGCCTTATACGCCGGGCGAAGCGGGAGGGTCTTGTTTGCCGGTTAATGCAGTATATCTGGCGCGTGAACTTGGCGTCTACAGTTTGCTTTACCAGGCGATGGGTAAGGCGAGGATACCGTGGGTGATGGAACTGACTCACGACAGAAGATATTCTTCTGCGGAGCCGACGACGTATAAGGGTGAACCAATAGAAGTTTCGACTTCGGAGGCAATAGTACCGTGGGTATGAGGGAAACATGAGTGTATCGCCTACTGATTTGTCAAGGGAGGGACGGCCGGAATCGGTCGTTCCTTCTGAGTTTCTGACCCCTGAACCTATAGCACACCTGAAATTATCGGAGCGCAGGCGGCAGGAATTCACCACCTGGGTTTGCCGCGCTATCAGAGGGGCCAGAGAAGACACCGGAAGATTGGGTTTGCTTCAGAAACTCAAGAAGTGGAACGACAATTACGAGGGTGTGACGACTCCTAAGAATTTCCCTTGGGAGGGTGCGAGTAATGTCCACGTCCCGATCACCGCCTGGACGGTGCAGTCTTCAGGAGATAAGGTCACTCGTGCAGTATTCGCTGCCGACCCGATGGTGATTGTCAAACCACTCTACAGTCTTCCGAAGGAACAAGAGAATTGGATTAAGTTACATGAGCAGTGGCTTCAGGATCGGCTGGTAAATGTATTGGCGATGCCTACTTTGGGTCGTGATCTGGTTAAGGCGTCGGCTCGTGATGGTACGGCAATCGCTCAGTTATGTTGGCGGGAACGTCAGAAGACCATCAAATGGCATGAACGTGAGGGTGACAGTCTGAAGGTTTACGAGAAGGATGTAACTGAGCGGGGGCCGGAACTTGATATACTTGACCTGGAAGACTTTGAGATCATTCCCGCCAACGCCGCTTCGATTGACCGAGCGGTAGGGTGTTTTCGCCGGATGTGGCTTCGGTTTGATGAGTTGAAGCGAGGCGAGAAGGAAGGCAAGTACCGGGACGTTGACAAACTGAAGGACTCCACCACCTCGCCCGACGAGGAAAGCGTGAGAGCCAGGCAGGATCGGATCGAAGGGGTGGGTGCGGGAGTGAAGGATCGTTTCGAGGACCAACCCTTCGAGATATACGAGGGGCCGGTCTACCATGACGTGAACGGTGACGGGTTAGAGGAACTGGTACTGGCTACTATTGCCTACCAGCAGGGTGTGCTGTTGCGAATCGTGGACTATCCGTTTATGCACGGCAAACCATACTTCCACCCATTCCGACTGATGCGCAGACCCAACAGATTTTACGGCGAGAGTATGGCCGGAAAGGTCGAGTACATTCAGACGGAAGTAAACGCTATCCATAATCAGCGCATGGACGCGACTACGATCCTCCTTGCGCCGGTGTTCACCATGTTGCGTTCGGCGATGCAGGCGATGGGTGGACCATCGAATGTCAAATTCTTCCCTGGAAACTTTATTCCCGTAGAAGGTCACGATGACATTAAGCAACTGGTAACTGGCGACATTAAACTCTCGGCGATCCAAGAAGAGCAGATGCTTCTCTCCTATGCGGAGCAGTTGACCGGAGTGACTGAGATTAGGTTAGGCAAACCAGCAACAGGGACTCATACCGCCACCGAGATACAACAGTCGGCTTCGGGATCGAGTGGGCGCACAGACGAGATGATCTCCTGTTTCCAGGAGGTGTTACCGGGGTTGTGTGAGCAGTTGGTAGGACTGTATTTGCAATATGACGAGGCGGCTCCCGACTTTCTCAGGGTGCCGGTGACATATGTTCCTTCGGGGACGGCGAGTGCCTTGAACGAAGATTACAAGAAGCAGCAAGCGGTTCAGGTTTATACTACGCTTCTTCAGAATCCACTTGTGATGACCGATATGACCCGTCTTTGGAATGTCACCAGGGACCTGTTGAACGCCTTCGGAAAGGCCAGGGATGTAGAGTCCTATATTGGGCCGGAACCGCCGGAACAGCCCCCCATGCTGGGTCCGGGAATGCCAGGTATGCCGGGTCAGCAGATGGGTGCTCCTGGCGGTCAACCGATGGCAGGTGTTAATGTTGGCGGTGGTGGTTGGGAATCGCCTATTCCGATGGGAGGCGGACAGTGAGCAAGGAAGGTCGCAAGAAAACTCCTTGGTGGTGTAGGGTTTTTGGTCACGAGCCAGATCGCAACTCCTGGGACTTCGATACACAGACAACGAAGTGTGTCTCCTGCAAAATCCCTATGCGCTATATTGGAGGAGGATTCTGGCAACCGAATCTTGATGAGGTTTTAGATCATGTCCGATAGGACGAGCAAGGAGGATAGAAAGCAGGCCCTTCAGGCGCTAGAGGCGAGTGATGGTTGGCGGATGCTCAGATTGAAGTGGGAGGAGCAACGTCATGGGTTGATTGCCAGGTTAGTGACAACGGCAAAGAACAGTAGTGATCCTGATGTGGCGCAGATAGCGGGGCAGATTAGTCTTTTGGCGGAAGTATTGGCAAGTCCGACGTGGGAATTAGAACTTATGGAGGAAAGGAGGGTGGGTCAATAAAAAAACCCCCATGTTATCATTCGCCTTCGGTCAGTGATGTGGTCGTGTGGTACAACTTTGATAGGGATGAGTGGGGTTATGTGCCTTGGTGGGAAGTGGACCGAATTATCCACTGGGCCATTTGGAAGGCAGGGAGGTGGATTAAGTACTTTGTCTGGTGGGGAGTGTTTGCGCCTTTGGGGCGTATGGCAGGGAGGGAGGCCGAGGTAAGAACGTGGAGGCATCTAAGATTCTGGAGAACCAGTCAGGGATACCGCTTTACTGGCCGTTACATAAGGAGAGCACTCTGGCGTAGAGTGATGCCCTGGTTGTCGGGATATACAACTTGCACAGTTTCGCAGGAAAGGAAGATCGCGAATGGCTGAAGAAAATCAGGAGGTTGTTGTAGGGGAGCAAGAGACACCCGAAGTCATAGAATCCGAAAGACCGGAATGGCTTCAGGAGAAGTTTGCAACGCCAGAGGATCAGGCTAAGGCATACGGGGAGGCCGAACGCAGACTTCAGGAGAAATCGCAGGAGGCGGCTGAGTACCGGAATTACATCGAGACCCTTCGTGCTCAAAGTGCACCAATACACCAGGAACCGCCGGAGGAAACTGGACAAGCGGAACTTGATACCAACGAGTTCTTTACTGATCCGAGTGCGGTATTGAATCGTCGAGACGTCCACCTGCTGGAGCAGGCCAAGAAACAAGTCTTGGCCGACGTGATGCCTGTGATTGAGTCCATTGCGGAAAGTAGGGTGGACCAGGCTATTTATGAGTATCAGAACCAGTGGGGGGAGGAATTGCCGGAGGAAGCCGTAACCTACGCGAAGGAAATGTTGAAGAATGTACCCCTGAACCAGCGTACCAACCCGCAGGTGATTCAGGCGGTAGTGGATACTTCTATGGGTTCTTACCAGCGTGGCCAGCGGTTGAAGCAGAGGCCGGTGGCGGCTGGTAGTCAGAGGATGGTGCAGGCATGGAATCTCAGTGAGTCTCGGTCGGGAAAGCAGGTAGTACCTACAGCTCAACCGATTTCGCAGGTAGAAAGAACTGCTATGCAGGGTCTTGGTTTAACCGAGAAGGAATGGCTAGATCACAAAGCGGCGTTAGCCGCACAACCGGAGGAAGAAGAACGTGGCTAAGAGTGACAAGGTAATTGTTAACGAGAGAGAACCGGATTTGCTTCGGGTGAGGGGTAAGGACCCTGCCCAGCATTATCGGTTCGTTCGTAAAGATGATGTTCGCGTAGACAGGGCTAAGGCATTGGGGTATGTGCCCGTCACGAAGGGTGAAGTTGGAGAGCTGGACAGGGTTGGGGATACGACCGTTGGCCCGGATAAGATCGTTCAGCGGGGCGACACTATCCTTATGCGCATGGACCGTGAGACTTGGGAAGCCAGGAAAGCCGAAGAGCGCAGGGATGCCAAGTCTCAGTTGAACCGGGCCAAGGAGCGCCATGCCGAAGAGATGGCGCGAGCCGGAGGACGCGGCGCAGGTTTTGGTGACGTAGAAGTAAATCGCCGGTAGTTTGCGGCGTTAAGGTATCAACCGCCTACAATCGTGTTGAGGCTAACGACAGGCGTGTAACCCCAGTCTCCGGTGCCGACAATCGGGTGTCCTGCTGAACCCGACCGGAACCGACACCACGTAGTACCTGAATTGTCCTGCCTGACGGCGGGAGAGCAGAACCTGGACGGTGGGGATGTTGGTCCCTCAAGGACCCTCAAATTAACATCCCTCATGCTCAGGCGCTCTCCCGCTGAGTTCAGACAACAGGCATGGCAACCCGAACTCCGCAGGTCGGGTAGCCTCCGAAACGTAGTCCAATCTAACAACGGAGGATACCGTAGTGAGCCTCGCTACTGGGTTAATCCCAGCAATCACGTTGCATGGCGGGCCACCCTCTGTCCGATCCTATCCGGTAAAGATTAGTCAGACTATCCATTCGGGTAATCTGGCTATTCTGTCTACCCTGGGGTCGGTTGGAGAGGCGGCTGCCGCCGACACTTCCTGCATCGGGATTTTCGCTCACGATATTACCACCACCGCAACAGAAACCAGCACTAAGGCATTGGTCTATCTGGCGGACCCGAACACTTGGTTCGAGGGTCGAACCACAGGTTCATGTTCCGAGCGGAAGGTCGGTAATTTCGCTGATATGGAAATCACCACGACTAACAACCACCGCATCAACGAGGACGCGTCCACGACCAAGATATTCAAGATCATGGGTCTGGACCCTCGTGATACGGCGACTGGCGCTGGTAGGCGCATTTATGTGGCTATCACCCCGGTCTATTCTCAGATTCACACTCTTGCCCCTGACTAAGGAAGGCTAAAAACAATGGCTGCTGTACAAGGTGCGTTTTCAGCCCTCTTAGCACCAGGGCTGAGGAAGGTGTTCTTTCAGCGATACGACTCCATGCCCGAAGTGTATTCCAGGGTCTACAACGTACTTTCGTCTACTCGGAAGTATGAGGATGACCAGGGAATCACTGGGTTTGGTGTCATTCCAGAGAAGACTGAATCGGCTGCTATCCAGTACGAAGACCCGGTTCAGGCTTATACCAAGCGGTACACCCATCTGATCTACGGCCTGGGTTTCCGGGTCTCGGAGCAGATGTACCGCAACGACCAGTACCGGGTTATGTCCCGGATGTCCAATGCTTTCGGCAAGTCCACCCGGCACACCGTGGAAACGGTGGCGGCCGCGGTTTATAATGATGGATTTGCTGACACTGGACCTGACGCGGTGAGTTTGTTCAACACCGCGCATCCTCTCAAACATGGGGGAACTTCAGCCAATCATCCCACAACCGATGCGGACCTATCGGTCGCCTCTTTGGAGGCTGCCGTTACAGCGTTCCGCAACATGAGGGATGACAACAACATCAGGATCGCGGTCAAGCCGACGGTCCTGTTGGTATCGCCTTCCGACGAGTTCACAGCCCTGAAGATTCTTCAGAGCACGAACGAACCGTGGGTGATGACCAATACCAAGAACGTGATCGCTAATCGCGGGATCGCTCCGGTGGTGTGGGACTATCTTACTGACGCGGATGCCTGGTATCTGTTGGCACCGAATGACGACCGGGAGTTCAACTTCTTCTGGAGGTTGCGTCCTCGGTTTGCAAACAGTGACGACTTCGATACAGGCGATGCTAAGTATAAGGTCAATATGGAGTTCTCCTGTGGATATTCGGACTGGAGAGGCGCTTACGGGACCAGTGGGGGTTAAAGGAGCTTAATGTCATGGCTATAACCCCTATCCACGGACTGTCTATAATTGGGGGAGGCGTTCCCGCCTCCCTCACTGGTTTGGGGGTCACTGGTATCTCTGTGTTTCGGGGTACAGTGATCGCCACCGGTGCCAAGAAAGCCCATCGGATTGATGGGACTGTCGCATTGGCCGGAAGCAAGTTGACTATAGCTGGTGCAGTTGACGCTGCTGGTGCTGTGAGCATAGAGGGTGCTGTTGGTATTACCGGAGCCCTCACTACCCGCAGTAATGTCACTCTGACAGGTGCGGGCAAGTCACACACCATTGACGGAACTGTCACCATGCGGGGCACCACGAAGCAGAGTGTCGCTGGTGCGCTTCTAGTGACTGGTGCGGGTAAGGCTCACCGCATTGACGGAACCCTTGCACTGGCCGGAAGTAAAGTGACGATAGCCGGTGCGATTGACGCCGCCGGTGCTGCGAGCATAGAGGGTGCAGTCGGTATCACCGGGGCCCTCACTACCCGCAGTAATGTCACTCTTACCGGCGCGGGTAAGGCTCATACCGTAGACGGTACTGTGACTCTTCGTGGTACGTCGAAGTTCGTTGTCGGTGGAAATGTTACTGTCACCGGAGCTGGCAAGAGTCACCGTCTGGACGGTTCTGTATCCCTGCATGGCGCGCGTCTTGGCGTAACCGGACCCGCTACGTTTAGAGATAACGTAACGGCTACAGGTGCGGGTAAGGCGCACGTTGTTGACGGGACCGTAACGCTACGCGGGACCTCCAAGTTCAGCGTGGCTGGAAACGTCATGTTGACGGGAGCCGGGAAGTCTCACAGACTCGACGGTTCTGTGTCTCTGATGGGTGCCAGACTGGGTGTTACGGGTCTTGCCACCTTCCGAGATTCCGTCACTCTCACTGGAGCCGGTAAAGCGCACGTCATAGACGGGACTGTTACCCTTCGCGGCACCTCCAGGTTTGAGGTTGGAGGTGCGGTTGTGGTTACAGGGGCAGGGAAGGCCCATCGAATAGATGGGACTGTCTCTATGGCCGGGAGCAGGCTGGGTGTTGTTGGCGCTCTCGGCGTTACCGGCGCGTTGACTACCAGAGACAACGTGACTGTCACTGGCAACGGGAAGACCTTCCGGTTTGCCAAGGGCGTCAACGTTGCCGCTGGTACTGGTGGTACTGGAGCGGTGTTTGGGAAGGCAGTAGCGATCACCAATTCTGCGGTGATCTCCTGCTCGCGTATCCATACGGGCAGTCTTCTGTTCCTGACTTCCCATACCAACACCGGAGTACAGGCCCACGCCTTCGAGAAGGTGTCCGCCAGGGTTCCTGTGACCAGCTTCAAGGTGATGCTGTTCACGGGCAACGCCACGGGCGCAACCGGCTCTGTGTCGTGGATGGTACTCAACTAACGAATCGGTAGGCGGTGTTCATCCCCTTCATCCTCGCCCGCCGCCTGCCGCCAGGGGTCCGTGGGTTCCTCCTGCCCACGGACCCCACCTTTTGTGCCAGGAGGATCACCACAAGGAGGCCAGGGGGACCGTGAAACTTTCAGTATGTATCATCGTCAAGGACGAACTCAATACACTTCCGGGATGCGTGGAGAGCATACGCGCGGCGGTAGATGAGATTGTGATTGTGGATACCGGGTCCACGGATGGGACCAAGGAACTCGCTCAAAACCTGGCGGACGTTTTCGATGAGTTCCAATGGGAAGACCCGAAGGGTGACGGCAGCGGATTCGACTTCTCGAAGGCCAGAAACCACGCAATAGGATTGGCGACAGGGGACTGGATTCTTTCGATAGATGCAGACGAGAAGTTGGCTCCTGAGAGCGTTGAGCCGTTGCGGAAGGTCTGCGAGGATTGCCCTAGTCATTATCAGCTTCTTCTTCCCATTATGCGGATGGTAGAGGAAGGGCGGGTGATACAGCAGTTCCTTGTGGAGAGGTTGTTTCGGAAGGGTTGGACCTTCGACCTTCCGATGCACAACGTCATCAACGTGGAATCGGATCGCCGAACGCCCTGCCCGTCTATCGTTCTCTACCATGACCGGGATTCAAGGCCGACGGAGGCCCGTCGCGCGCGTAACGTACAGCGAGTAGCGATGGCAAGGTCGTACTTTATTCCGAAGATTGAAGAGAATCCGAAGGACCACAGGAGTCTGTTCTACCTGGCCGGGACAGAACGAGATGCTGGCAACTGGGAAGAGGCCATGAAGTGTTACGATCAATACTTCCAGGTGGCCGAGTGGGACTTAGAGCGGTATCAGGCAGCGATTCATGCCTCCCAGTGTTTGGTGCGGTTGGACCAGATAGATCGGGCCCGCCAGATACTTTCGGCGGAACTGATAGACAACTACCAGAGGGCCGAGGGCTATTTCCTGCTCGGCCAGTTGGCCGTCATAAAGCACAACTTTCCCGAAGCGAAACACTGGTTCCTGATTGCTGCCGGAATGAAGGTCAATCCCTACGAACCGTTCTTTCTTGACGTAGACATTTACAGTTGGCTCACGTTCTATAATCTGGCGCAGGTGTGTGCCAATATGGGGGATTGGGAAGAGGCGAAGGAGTGGCGGGAAAAGACTATCGCGGCGGGTGCCCCCGAAGATGCCGTGAAGCGGTTGGCGAAGATGTCCGGCAGGATTAAGCCTCCTCGGTTTACCCGGCTCGCCTTCTTCGTGGACCGGGGTCAGAAGGACTTTCTGGAGCCGTTGTTCGCTCGTTGGGATGGTCGGTACGAGATGAAGATGTGCGATGCCGTGGAGGATATCCCCGAACTCCTGGAATGGTGCGAGGTTGCCTGGTTTGAGTGGGCGGGTCCGTTACTGATCGCGGCCAGTAAGTTGCCGAAGACTAAGCGAATTGTGGTACGGATTCACGGTTACGAGATACACGACGGACTGCTGCGGCAGGTGGACTGGAGCAAGGTGGATGAGGTGATCTTCACAGCCCACTACCAGGAGTCACTTGCGATCCGGCAGGTTCCCGCTATCGAACAGTGCAATAGGTTTATCGCCCATGCCGGGATAGATTCCTCTCGGTTTTCGATAGCACCTGATATAGCTGGAATTCCGGGACCTCTTACCCCCGCCAAACCCGGCAATAAGATAGCGATGGCCTGTTACCTGAACTCCAAGAAGAATCTGCCTATGGCCCTTCAGATCATGGCCGAGCTGGTCAAGACGAACCCAGACATGGAGTTGCATATCACCGGCACCTGGCAGGATTCTCGCCTCTCGTTGTATTGCGAGAAGATGGTAGGTGAGTTGGGCCTTCACGAGAATGTCTTCTTCGAGCCGTGGCCGGAAGACCTGAACGCTTGGTATGCCGACAAGTCATTCTTCCTGTCCACCTCGATAGAGGAGAGTTTGGAAGTCACGATGGCTGAGGCGATGGCTGCGGGTCTGTGCCCGATAGTCCATTGTTGGATCAGTTCCGAGGAGTATTACCCTCATGCCCAGATATTCTCCACCGTGGGTGAGGCCGTATCCCTGATTCAGAAGGGAGCGGGAACACCGCAAGACTGGCGAGAATGGGCCGAGGAGAGATTGGATATTTCGGTGCCGGGTAGACTGATTGACAGGGTTATGGAGCCGCCGGTGGTGTGGGTCGGGATGCGGGATATGGCTCCCCACCGGATAGAACATTACCTGGGGGCGGCTGTGGTTGGGCAAGGCTGTGTCAATAACCCGGACGACAAACCCGACATGGTTTTGTTGTGTGATCCTGCGGTTGTTAAAGACCCCAAGTTGACGGAAGCAGGCGGCAAGAAGGTCTTCTGGTATGCCGAACAAGTGATGGGTGATGATGATATTTCCCACCGGAAGATTGAAATGGCGAAGGCGGGTGTGGACTGGGCTGACGTGTTGGTGACGAGTCACGAAGAGGCCGGGAAGGTGCTGATGAATGGGCAGGATAAGGGACACTTCTCCCTCTACCTGGGTGGTGCCCATGCCGGATACTTCAACTTGAACCGGGAGAGAACGATAGACGTGGGATTCCTGGGGATTATCAACGAGCGTCGCCAGGGAGTGATTGACAAACTGAAGGAGGCAGGAATTAACGTCGAGGTGTTGACCGGGGAATACGAGCCGGGCAAGACCCTGGAATTCTGGAATAAGTGCAAGATCGCGCTCAACATCCACTACACGGACGCGCTGAATAACGAGACCCGGATAGCCGAGGGTATGAGTTGCGGGTGTTGTGTGGTGACGGAACCCCTGACAGAAGACCAACCGTTCGGAATATGGCCGGTGCAGGCAGAAGCAGAGAACCTATCTGGTGTCATCAAGGAGTTGTTGGCCTCCGGTGATTGGCAAGGGATGTCTCGATGTTCCGAACGGTGGATATGGAGCCGACTCAGACTCGATCAGCAGGTGGAAAAACTATTGGTACAGGTGGGACTATGATAGTAGAAGTGTATGGACGTACATACGATTTGAATCAGAAATACTTCGGTCATCCGGCCTACTGTACTCCCACCGGACCGCACGTTGGCTGTAAGTGTGGTATGTGCGAGATGATAAGAAACGAAATCAGAAAATCTTATGGAAATCAAGAGAAAGGTTAAAGGAGCAGAACATGGATTACACTCGTGCGCTCAATTTCAAGTCACTCTCCACAATCGCCACCGCTTCGCAGACCACTAACCATACTTCGGTATGGGTGGGAGACCTGAAAAGCGCGGTGGTTTTCCTGGAGATAACTACCATTACGGGGACCACCCATACCCTCGATGTGAAGTTCCAGGGTAAGTCTCCTGGGGGCACCTGGCGTGATATGCCTGCCGCGGGTGTTACCGCGCCATACAAGTTCTCGTACCCGCAGGCTAGCGCGACCACAGCCAAGTGCGCTCAACTGGCGGGACCATTTCCACAGTATATGCGGGCGGTTTCTTCGCTGGGGGCGGCCTCTCGTGGTCGCTGGTCTATCCTGGGGTACGGGTTGGAAAACCGAGAGTAGATGACACCGAAGAAGCAGGGTAAACGAATCTGGACTCTCTCCCAGATTGCTCTCGTTGGTCCGACGAAGGTGCCTTAAATGATTACAGGGATAGAAAAGGGTTCTAACGACGAAGAAAAGGCTGGGTTTGGACTTACTTCTATAGTGGTGTTGACATGGAACGGTCTGCGTTACACAAAAGATTGTCTGGAAAGCGTGAGGAAACATACCTACCCAGACTATGAGTTGATTGTGGTGGACAACGGGTCCACTGATGGCACGGTTGAATGGTTGGAGAAACGGGACCTCAAGTTGATTCGCAACGAGACGAACAGGGGTTATGCAGCAGGCGTCAACCAGGGCGTGAAAACAGCGGCGGGTCGCAACATCCTGCTGTTGAATAGTGACACAGTTGTAACGGCTGGGTGGTTGGATCGGATGTTGGACGTGCTTTACATCGAACCTAATGTGGGAATGGTAGGGCCAACGTCTGGTCCTCCAGAGGTGCGTCCGCAGGGGATATTTTTCCCGCCACCCTATCAGGACGTTCAAGGTCTGGAGACCTTCGCGTGGTTGTGGGGGGCTGCTTTTTCGGGTTGCCTGGTAGGTGCGATACAATTATCGGGAATGTGTCTACTCATCAAGCGAGAGGTGTTCGATAAGATAGGTATGATGGACGAGTGTTTTAAGATTGGGGGTTGTGAGGATACGGACTTCTGTAACCGAGCGGTAAAGGCCGGGTACAGACTACTGGTTCGTGCGGATACCTTCATTCATCATCACGGAGGAAGGACATTCGCCGAGAATGGATTGGATCGTGAGGCGATTGTAAACGAGAATCGGATCATCTATAACGAGCGGTGGCCTGAGTTAACGTGTGGATTGGCGAAAAAAAATGGCAAGCCCTAGATACCCTATGGAAATACCGCTTCCTGCCAGCCCTGGAATCGAAGAGAAAAACCCGGACATCTTCTATGGCGAGTTGAAGGATTGTGACAGGTGCGGTAGGACGTTCCACAAACGAGACCTGATACCGCAGGACGGACTGGCGGTTTGCGGGGCCTGCTTCGATGCACCCTCGCACCTGTGGGCCACCGAACTATAACGACGGAGAATAAGCCATGAAAGTTAGCGATGTTCAAGACAGCGCCCTACGAAGGTTTGGAGAGGGTACGGGGGTGTCTCACTTCTCCAGTGCCATGCTGGTGAATTGGGTCAATGAGACACAGCGGGAGTTCCTGATACAGACCAAACTCTACTATGGTACGGTGGGTACTACCGTAACCGCTGGGGACCGTTTGTGCGCGCTAGCAACCTCTATGTTCCTGCCTGTGCGATGCCGGTTCAGGGGGAGACTCCTGGGCAGGGCCAGCCAGGAAGAGTTAGACGTTTATAGCCACTCGAAGACCTGGAAGAACAGTCAGGGCTCGGTAATGGCCTGGTATCCCGGTGAAAACTTCAACAAGATCGCTATCTATCGCCGAGTGGCGGCAGGCAGCGGTGGCACGGTAGTAGCCGAGGGGTACCGAACAGCCGCGGACTTGACTGCTGGAAATACACCGATTTGGGAGCCGCAGTTCCACCCGGTTCTGATCGAAGGGCTTATCATGCGAATGGCAAGCGAAGATGCTGACAACGCTCGCAACCAGATTGCCTACGAGCGAGCGGAGAAACGGTACAACCAATACGTCGAACTGGCGCTTCAGAAGCATGGTCGAATGCTGACTATGGAGCGTGACAAGTAATGAAAGCGCAAGACATCCTGGATATTGCCTTCGATAGGATGGGGAGGTGGGGAGAACGGACGGGATACGTCCAGGAGGGGTACGCTCTTAGCCAACTAAACTGGGTTCAGAAGGACTTCCTGACGCGGACCAGACTCTACTATGGGACTTTTAACACCGTCTGTAAGACCGGGGTGCGCACCTACCAGTTGCCGACATATATGTTTGAGCCGGTAGAGGTTCATATGAAACAGTGGGTTACTACCAACAAAAAATGGGTGGTAATGGGACGGGGTGCCCAAAAGGAGTCATCGTTTATGTCTGATAACCTGTCAAGTTTTATGAATAGTGCTGGTTCGGCGAAGCCTTATGTCTGGTGTTTGGCCGAGGGAATAAACCAGATCGGCATTATGGGCATGACTAATAATGCTTCGTATGTGGGAACCATGACGGTATTTGGATATCGTACCGCGACTGACCTTACCGCGGGGGGTACTCCGGTGTTCCTGCCCCAATTCCACGGCGCGTTGGCGGAAGGTTTGATCCCCCGGTTAGCTCCCCCCGATTCCGTGGTCGCCAAGTCTGCCCAGGAACGGTATGAGCGGTACGTTCAGGAGGCGAGTAACCTGAAGGGAGTACCTGATTCCCAGGCGGAGAGAACCCGAAAATGACCAGCAATGAAATAATGCAACAGGCCCTTCAGCCGTTTGAGGATGCCAAGAACACGAAATTGTCCTGGGGTCAAGCGAGTGGCATGGTGAGGCTACAACGGGCCTACCGGGACTTCATGGTGGAGACGAAACTTTGGTACGGAACGGTAGGCACCACCACTACGGCTAGTACGAGACTGTATGCGTTGTCCACCGCGATGTTCCAGATGGTAAACGTGAGACACGCCGGGCAGGTGTTGGCCAAAACCAATATGGAAGAACTCAGCGCCGATGCCCAGTGGTTGACTCGCGACGGAACCCCCTCAAGCTGGTACATCGGAGAGAACTTCAATCAAATCGGACTCTATCCCATTCCCACCGCCGGCGAAGGGGGGACTCTGGTGGCGAGTGGGTACAGGTACAACTCCTCGATTCCTACAGGAACCTCTACTCTCAGCATACTGCCGGAATACGAATGGGCGGTGGTTGACCGGCTACGGATGTTCTACCTGGAAACCCATCCCGAAGAACCGAATTGGGACAAGCATTATGCGCTTGCCCAGGCTGATTATCGGCAGCACGTGGAACGCGCCAAGAGGTTGAATATGCCGTCAACCCCGCGGGCGATAGTACATCCTGATTGGGCGAGGCGGTAACGTGAGAATAGATGGCCTAGACGCCGTACAATTTCACAAATTCAACAGTGGCCGCTCGGCCAAGTTGTCACCCCTGGCCCTCCCGGACGACATGGCCGCCGAGATAATCAACTTCCGGTATGACGAGCAGTCCATGAAGGTGAGGCCGGGAGCCGGACGGGTCAACACTTCTACTCTATGTAGCGGCCCCTTCCGGGGAATAGGGCGGTACTACCGCGCCACCGGATCGAATAAGTGGTGGTTGGCCGCTGGGGGTACTACCGTTTTCAAGGTGACTGATACCGGCACCGTTTCACGGTATGCCATCAGCCTGACCAGGGGTTGCCGGACAATCTTCGATCTGTTCCGGGGGCGGGCCTACGGAGTGAATGGAGTAGATGGTGTGTTTCGCATCCTGGGTAACACCTCCGTCTTCCTGTCTACGGAGCTTATTCCGGCACCGCTGACCGCCCCCGTTATCCAGAACCTCGGTGAGGTAGCCTGGGATGCGATGGGGACAACGGCTAAGTGGTCATATTTTAATATCCATACTCCTTCAGGTCATATCTCGGCGTTGACTATTCCCGCTGCTTACAGCGGCGCAACCTTTATCCGATGTCGCTCGGAAAGCGCCAGCTCTGAAGACCGTTGGTTGGGGGTCAAGAAGCAGATACAGACCGCCCAGAACTGGAATGCGTTTAACCGGGTATCAGTGATGGTGCGGTCCACCCGCAGCTTCACGGAAGGCAAATTGGCCGTGAAGCAGTCTGGCGGAAGCAGTTGGAGCGACACCCTGGAGGATATGTCGAAAGGGTCAATAAGGTCGAAAGACCGATGGCACAAGGTAGAGTTCGATCTGTCCCTACTCAACCCCCCGACTTACCGAGCTTCGGTGGGATCGTTGGCTTTGCGGATGGGTTCTCTCGACGGCACAGTAGCGGTAGACTTCGACCATATCCTCACCGATGCCGTGGGAAGCGAAGACGCCCGTTGGGTGACAACCTTCTATTCAAGTTCTCTGGCAAAAGAGAGTTTAGCTTCTCCCGCCAGCGAGGTAGGAGTCATAAGTCCATTATCGCCCTATTCCCTGCTCGCCCTGCAACGATGCAGCAACACCGTCCTGGTGAATAAGGTCAAACTCTACCGGACGGTAGGTGGGATAATGGGGGATTACTACTTTGCTACCATGATCTCTAATCCCGCTACCTCCACCAACCCGACTTGTGTCGATAGGGTATCGGATGTGGACTTGGGGGCGGAATACTCCTCATACAGTGCCTCCGGGGTGGGGGTGCCTCCTGCGGGCGCAAGTCTTATCCGGCAGCACAAGCACCGGATGATCTATGCCGTTGACTCCTCAAACCCCTCTCGTATTTGGGTTAGCAACCTGAATGATGCTGAAACCTGCCCCACCCTAATTCAGGTGGATATAGACAAGGATGTGCTCCAGGGTGGGGTTCCTGAAAACTTCAAGGAGACGGTAGGCGGCTACATAGATATTGACCGGGATAACGGCCAGCGAGTCACCTGCCTGTCCTCTACCGGCGACGTGCTGTGGATCGGCAAGACGCACAGTTGCTACCTGTTGTCTGGTGACTCCATGCTGAACTTCCAGGTGCAGAAGTTGTCAGACCAGGCGGGTGCTTATGGACCCCTGGCAGCCGCTTCCTGCGAGAATGAAGTGGTATGGGTGGACTGGGCCAACAGTACGGTGTGGGCATGGTCGGCGGGCCAGGGGATCAGGGATATTGGGCAACCGATTAGCGACCTGATAAAGACCATCACTTCGGCAAACGCCACCAGCGTATCGGCGGCCTACCAGGACCGGCGCTTTGTGTTCTCCTACAAGAACGGATCGGCAGACGAGTGGTGTGAATACGACTTTAGGACGGGGACTTGGACCTCGCAGGACGGGGAGATCATGCGGTCGGGTTGGAGCCGTCACCGAGGCCAACCGAGGTCTATGCTGGCCGTAGCAGCAGGGCCAGGCGATAATGCCAACCTCTTCTTCGCCGACAGTTCCCTGGCGCGGATATGGAAACAGACGGGAACCTGCAAGGATGGGGGAACCGCTATTTCCTCGGCCTATCTGTTCAAGTCCCTGGATTTCAACAAGCCGGGAGGATACCACAGACTCCGGGGGTTTGAGACAGAGATAGAGGGAACGGTGATCGGAGGGGCAGCGCCTCGCCTCCAAGTGGCCTTCTTCTTGGACAAGTTAGGGACTGCCGGGAGAACAGGAGACAAGACGGTAGGGGTCAAGTGTCTTCCTACTATGCTGGGGGCTTCGAGTAACGGTATTCGCAGGGGACGAGAAGGTCTTCCCTGGAGTGTCGAAGGGTATCGGATACAGCCTCGTCTTAGCATCACGGCTTCGGTTCCGGTGGCGATCCACAGATTCGGAATCTACTACAGTCGGATAAGGTGAATTGATGCCAGGTCCACACCGAAGGTCAAGAACACAACTGCCGGGGGTCCCTTACGACCTGGGGGTAGATAAAGATTTCGACGACCTGTGGAAGACTGTTCGCCGCCTGGACGCTCGCGTACAAACAGTAGAAGGCGGCAAGGTAACTACCGTCACCCACGAGCGGACGGTAATAACCGACTACGAGCTGGACGCCAAGTTCGTAGTTGTGGAGGCCGATAGCCGACTCTCTAACGCTCAGGTGCTCACGGGAACCGCCAATCAAGTAACCGTGGCGGCGAACACCGCCACTCTGAGCTTGCCCCAGAATATCCATACAACCGCGACTCCAACCTTCGGCGGGTTGACCTTGACCGGGTTGACAGGAGTGTTGCAGGCGACTGCCGGAGTAGTGTCGGGCAGTGCGGCGCATTCTGCATTAGCGAGTATCGGTGCAAACGATCACCACGACGCGGTGACGCTGGGTGTCGGGAGCGATCCTTCCCTTACGCTTGTTGGCCAGGTATTAACGCTTGCTGCACCGGGTGCTAGTGCTCCGGTAGATGCGCAGTATGTGACTTTGGCGCTTAATGCTACCCTCACTTCCGAACGGGTGTTGACTGGAACGGCAAATCAGATCACCGTGACTGATGGCGGGGCTGGAACTACGGTAACGCTATCCACCCCCCAAGATATTGCTACCGCCTCCACTCCCACGTTTGCAGGGTTGAGCCTGGGTGTTGGCGGACTGAACACCGTCGGCACCATCACCCCAGCGGCGGATTCGACCTATAACCTGGGGACTTCGGGGCCGCTATATTGGGCCAACGTCTACGCCGATAACTTCTGGGTGCTGGCCGCGCAGGGAATGACCACAACCGGCACCAACCTGCAACTCAAGTTTGGCGCTAACGACTACCTAGAACTACGTTCAGGTATTTGTTACTGGTACATCGGTAGTGGTTTTAGGATGGCCTTTACCACTACTGGATTCTATCCCTATACGGACAGCGCGTTTACTTGCGGGTCATCTTCAAGGTACTGGTCGAATACCTACACTGATGCGTTGACCCTGAACAGTACCGCCGTTTGGAGCGGTGCGTCCGCCGGCGTACTTGCGGGCACGGGCGCGATGACGCTGACCGGCCTCATTACCAACTACAATTCCGTCGCCACCGAGGGCTACGGCGTTCCGGCGATTGTGGACAACGTCGCGCTAACTGGGCAGACCGGAAGCATAGGGTCCACAAACTTTACGAACGCCGGGACGGCGGGGGAATATAGGATTAGTTACTATATGTTCTGCACAACCCTCGGCGCTGGCAATGAACTCGTGCAACTGACCTTCGCCTGGAATGACGGAACATCAGCAAAAACCCAGACCAGTTCTTCGATGGCTTTGCATACTGGTTACGCGTTTACCCAGGGAGTGATCTATCTGCGGTTGGGTTCGGGAAGTGTATCTTTTTCGTCTACCTTCGCCGCTGGCCTGGGCAGTCCTCAATACGCGGTTTATCTTTCCTGTGAAAGGATGAATTAGTTATGCCACTGACAGATGCCGAGCAAGCGAAAGTAACCCAATACCTGGAGAAGTTCGCGGCGGTTTGGGAGGTAGCCGGCAACGGACTGGACTTCTGTCGAAAACTTCAGGGGTGGGCCGACAGTACCGACCTCAACATTACCGCCGCCCAAAAGGTCAATCTGTTGATGCGAGTGAGGGCGATCATAGATCAGGTCGCTGCGGCGAATGCCGCTCTGCAAGCAATACGATAGGAGGAAACCATGAAGATCGAAGGATTGAATGAGTTAGTTACCAGTTGGGCCGGAAAGCCGTTCAAACTAGCGGATGGGACGGAACTTACCCTGAGAGTAACCCTGAGTGAGCTTCTGAGTTCCTTTCGCCCGAATGGACGTGAGGCGTCGTCTAATCCCGGACCTGTCTGGAGGAAACTCCAGAGCATTGAGGATTCTGTGGACGTGACGGCAGACGAAGCTCAGATATTGGAGATGGTGGCAAACCAGAACGCCTTCGGGTTTCCGGCTCCTGTAATGGAGCGGGTTTGGCACGCCTTGTAAGTATCATCGCATAGGTCATCAGCCGTAAGGGGGCCAGTGTGAACACTGGCCCCCTTCACTTTGGAGGTAACACAAATGTCTTGGATACCAGCCGCCGCGGCAGTCATTGGTGGACTTTTTGGGGATAACAGCGCCCAGAATTCGCAGAACAAGTTACTCAAGTATCAGCAGTCGTTGTTATCGCAGTATATGCCAACGCTCCTTTCGGCCTATACGGGGATGGCTCAAAACCCCGCGTCTGATCCGGCCTATAACCTTGCCATGAGGGAGATGGCGCGTGTGATGGGCAACCAGGGCAGCACCATGTTGGATCAAGACGTGATGGGGCTGGAGCGGCGGGGGATGCTTGATTCCTCCATGCTTCCGAGCATGACCGCCTATCGGCAGGCGCAGACACAAGGCGCCCTGGGCCGTGGTTCCTATGACTGGCTAATGAATGCTAGGCAACAGGGCCTTTCGGGATTGCAGGGTGCTCTTCAGAGTGGGGTGAACATGAGCGGCCAGATTTCCGGGCAGTACGGGCAGATGGCAGAACGATCCGGCGATTCCCTGAGCAGCATTATGACCGCTATCGCCAACGCTGCTGCCGCTTATCAAACGGGTAAGAAACAGACCTTGTCCGGTGCTGCCAACACGCCTTCAGTGGTATATCAAGGGCAACAGACTACTCCGTATGGTACTGAATTCAGTCTGGAAGATATGTTGAGGCGGAGGTAACACGATGCCATTCAACCTTCCCGTGAACGATGTTTTCGTCGGGAAAATCCCTCAAGGTATCTTTGACGGATTTCCGGGTCTTGCCAATTTGCCCGGATTTTTGAGGTGACAGTCTCTCGGAAAGAGGGATTTCGCCAAGCGTTCCGTGCTCTTTCGGACATAATCGCTCTGTCTTCCGGCGTTCGATATTTCAGTTTTAGGGCAACAGAAATGTTGGCGGCATGTTCTAAGGTTCTCGGCTTGCGGGGGCCGCGTCCCTCTAGGTGGTGTTGACTATGTTCTCGATGATTAGGACATAACTCAAGGTTCTCCAGGCGATTGTCGAGGGAGTCTTTGTTGATATGATGTACCCTTTCCTCCGGCAGGAGGGACCTGCCGATCTTCCGTTCCATCAAAAGAAGGTGTTCAATAACATATCCCAACCTGTTGGCGCGGGGATGACCCGCGCACTTGACCGTCCAATATCGTCCCCTAACGAGACGGCCTCCTTTCCAGCAAGGATGGTTTTCCTCCCGCAGGAAAGACCAGACATACCGATTGGCGCAAGTATGGTTACAAAACCTACGTTCTCTTCGCACGGCGTCAAACTCGTTATGGCAGAACTCGCATATTTTCTTCATGTCTTTAATTTTACAGGACTGCAGTTAGAAAGTCAAGGGGGTAAGTAAAATGCCATTTTCGCTACCTGCCGCACTAACAGCCGCACTTTCCGCCTACTCTGGACAACAGGCGGGCAAGTCCGCCTGGCAACAGGAGAACCTGCGCCTGCGCGCGGCCGCGCGTCAAGAGGCAGTTACGGCCGCTATGAATGCTTGGAAGATGCAACAAGACCAGCAGGAGCAGGCGCTACGAGAGGCGACGCAGGCGGAAACGGCCCGACACAATCTGGCGACGGAAATGGGGCGGCCCCCCACCCCCGAAGACGAAGCGCGCACAGCCCTACTGAAAGCACAAGCGGGCAATATCACCCCCGGAACCTGGCAACCCGGAGAATATGAATCTATGCTTCGCGGCCTCGGATACCAGGCACCACCACCTACGAATGTGGCTATTCCGCGTGTCCCAAACCTCCCCGCTGCGATGGGTGGACCGATGGGTATGCTAGGTGGATTGGGGGTTGATGCGTTGAATGCGGCAATGCCGCAGTATGGACAAGTACCATCTTCATATCCTCAAGCCCCTAGTCTTCAGATGACTCGCGAGGAGAAGATTGGATACGCCAAAGATGTTGTTGGGGAGCAGCGAAAGCAGAAGGAGAGCGAAAGCAAGATTGCCGAACTCATGTCTATAGCCGACCTTAGAGACGCCCAGGCTAAAGCAGCTACGTCCAGGGCGGAGTCGGCAGCGCTAACGGCTGAAGCGAACGCGATCCGGTCGTATGCGCAAGGAGAATACTATCGGACCCAATCTAGGTATATGCCGAAGGTATGGGAATCTCAGGTAACGGAGAACCGAGCGCAAGCGGGGGCGGCTGGGGCTAGGACGGCGGAAACCTGGCAGGATGTTCGAGCAAAAGGCGCGGCCTACAAAGAAGGAGGGACGCCTGCTGGCGTGAAGATGCCGGGGGAAGCGAAGGCAGGCAAACCGCCCCTTCATCCTTTGTTGGGCCTTAGTTTGTCGGACCTTCAGAAGGAGGTACTGAGGACTAGCGATTTAATCAATCGTCCTATCGTCACCCGTGACCAGCAGGGCAATATCCTAAAAAAGGTTTCGCAAGACGACTTAAAACACCAGAAAAACAACCTGCACAAGTTCCAAGAAGGAATTCGTTTTATGCGTTGGGAGCAGACGCAATCCAGGGTTATCCGGCAAAACGCGGCGAAATATCCGAGCGCTTGGCCAACCATGAGGAAGGCCCTAGAAAAGGACCTGAGTGGTAGTGGCGTCAAGCCGAGTCAAGAGTTACTTGAATACCTTTACTTTAACTACTGGAAGACGACGGGTGGACAATAAATGGCAGACCTAGACCTTGCGTTTAGACAGGCGTTGGCAAAGGAAAAGGCGCAGCAGGCAGCGGGGGGGCTTGACCCTGGATTCGCGACTTGGTCACGCGAGTATGAGGCGAAGTTGACGAAGGCAGGTGTGTCATTCAAACGCGTGAGTCAAAGAAGGACGACTGAGGCGCAGGCCGGGATATGGGAGAAGTCCGGTCATGGTAAGTTATTCGCGGCTGCTCCTCCGGGACAGTCTTTCCATGAACGGGGATTGGCTATTGATTATCAGTTCTCAGACCCAGTGAAGGCCGGTCGGATTGCCGAAAGCATGGGGGGGACCTGGGGAGGCAGGTTCAAGAAATATGATCCCGGTCATATTTCGCTGGGCGAAGGGAAGGTAATCAAAGAGGCCAAGAAAGCCGACATTCGACGGCAGATGAAACAGGCCGAAGCCCCATCACGTCCGGGCCTTCGCGACATCCTGGGGCAAGTGACATGGGGTGATGTTGGCGAATCCGCGGTCACAGTAGGCAAGGCCGCCGCGGGAGGGGGCGCTACGGTTGCTTCGGGAGGTTGGTATAGACCTTACCAGGCAGAAATGGCTGCCAATCCGTTAGCCGCAGGTGGTGGCGGCATCCTCGGTTTCCTCCCCTGGTTATTGGGTCCCGGCAAGGCGGCAACCGTTCTGGCTGGAGGTGCTCAAGCCCCCAGGTTGGCAGGAGTTTTCGGTAAGTTAGCCCCACGGGTTGCACAGGCTGGCGGTTTGCTCGCGGGATTCG